AGGATCGGTCAAGACCAGGTTTGCCCGCTTGCCGTCCATAAGGGTGGCGACATCTTCTTCGGAGGTCGCATCAGCACAATAGAGCTTATGCCGACCGACATACCACATATCGCCACGCTCCACGAAGCTGGCTGCTTCCAAGGCGGCGTTCAGGTCAAACTTGTCGTCCTTGCCGGACTTCTTGTCGGTGGCAGCGAAAAGGTCGTCGATCTCTGCAGGATCAAAGCCTGTGAGGGAGACATCGAAGTCAACGCCCTGGAGGTCAGCGATCAGCAAAGACAGCTTGTCCTTGTCCCATTCACCGCTGATTTTATTCAGAGCAATATTGAGTGCCTTTTCTTTATCCTCCGGCATATCCACCACCACGCAGTCCACTTCGGTGATGCCCATGTCCATAAGCACCTTAAGGCGCTGGTGACCACCGACCACACGGCCAGTTGCCTTGTTCCAGATCACGGGCTCCACATAGCCAAACTGCTCAATGGAGCGTTTCAGCTTTTCATATTCCAGGTCGCCGGGTTTCAGATCCTTACGAGGATTATACTCGGCAGGCAGCAGATCCGCTGCGTTTTTCTTTTCAATGATCATACAAGACCCCACTCAGCGAATTTCTCAAAACCGCCCAGGGAGCGAATGAACTCTCTCGCTGTTTCCACGATATCCTCGTAGGGAATACCACCCACCAGCTCATCGCCGATGGCGCAGCACAGTTCCACAGGCTTGCCGGTGCGCTGTGCCTCCAGCCAAGCGTAAATGTTTACACTTACATCTGCCTTACTCAGATCCTTGCCGTGCAGACCTCCACCAGTAACGGAGTCAGCCATGTCGCTGCCCAGCTTCCGGTTGGTAGCTCCGGTATCTACATCCGTGCCACCGGTCCAGTCGCCAATGGGGTTGATCTCCGCATTGGGGAAGATAGAACGCAGCTCATCGCTCTTGGCATTGCTCTGGCAGATGATGAGCCTGTCACCGTCCAGGATGTACTTGCCATCGGTGCGATTGAAAGCGTAGATGGCTCGTGCGATGCCCGCCAGCTTCTTCTGCTCCTCGGTAACAGGCATACCCTTGAAGATGCCGTTATCGCCGCACCGGACGGCACCGGACTGGTTCCGTGCAAGGTGAACATTCTGGGGAACGACAACAAGATCGACCTCCAGCTTGCCTGCGATGCGGTGGACGGCAGCCACCACCTTATCCCGGTTGATCTCAGCAGAGGTCTCGACAATGGCGTGGCATACACCGTGGCCGATCAGCACCTCTACCGCAACCTTGGGATCAATTTGGGTTTCGTATGCAATATCCACGATGGCACCGGCAATTCGGTCTGCCAGCTTATCGGGATGTGCGGGATTAACTTTCTCGAACATATTACTTTCCTTTCCTTGCTTTTAGTAATTGCGCCATAGGATCTTCTGTGACGGCACCATCATATTCGCCAGTGCAGTTCTCCCGAACCAACTGGAAGATCTCCGACCACAGGCGATTTGCCTGGGTCAAGTATGTGTTTGCGATAGCCACATACGGAGACTGGATCGCAGCACCGGTTGTCGGATGCTTGGCTAGGAAGCCTAGCTCACTTGTTACGGTCTCGCACTGAATCCATCTGGCAGTACTCATTGCATAACGCTCAATGAGCTGCGGAGAAACAATGGAAGCACAGCCCCTTTCGGATAGCCATTTCCAAACTTTCTCGTAGATTTCTGCGGCACAAAGGGTGGACCCATCTTTCTGCGTAGCGGAAAGGTACTCGGGTGGATCGGGCATCGGTTGCCCCTCAAGATCTGCCGCGCTGTCTTTGAAGTCAATGACCGTCAGCGGTCTCTTACCGAGATTGCCTTCTGCAATTTTCTCTGCAATCGGCTTTTTGGGTCTCCCGCCTGTGCCTGGTTTGGGACCCCTTTTGCCCAACTTGTGTCACCTCATTTCGTGCCGGGGCCTATTCCCCCTAAAACTTTTGCGAATTTGCACACGTGACCCCAGGCCCGTTGTGCCAAATATTAGTCGTAGAGATTTGATACCCCCTACCGGGGTGGTTTCGCACCAAAATGTAAGCGAAACCTCTCTAACGATTGTGCCAGCGATCACCGCGCTCTGCGTGGATCTTTGCGTGGCAGGCTTTGCACAGAGCAATTAAGTTTTCTCGTGCGTGTGTACCGCCTTCTGCAAGAGGGGTCTTGTGATGCACCTCTTCTGTCGGTACAAGTCGTCCGTCCTGTTGGCACAGCTCACACACCGGGTGCTGCTGTACATAAGCGTCCCGTATCCGCTTCCACACACGTCCGTAGCGACGCCGGGTCTCCGGATCTCTGTCGTACTGCTCGTACCGCTTAGCCTCAGCCTTGGCGTGTTCCTCACAGAACCTGCCGTTGGTAAGCCTTGGACAGCCGGGATGGGAACAGGGTCTCTTGGGTTTACTTGGCACTGACATCCTCCTTCCTAAAAAGCTGGCGGAGCTTGTAGCGCAGGATATACCACAGCTGTTCCACATAGGAAACCTTACGATAGCCCACACACATCACCTCCGTTTGGGCATAGAAAAAGCCCCTACGAGATTGCTCTCGTAGAGGCTCATCCATATTTGCTTGGCGATTATAATGATATCACAGGGCTATACTGAAAAACAATGAATTTTACTGCACAGATTATGCGGAAAGCGCCGTTATTTGAAAAATAGCACCATATAAAGTGATTGACAATTTTCGACATTAGCACTACCATATATGTAAGAAATATCAAGAAGAAAGGTGGTGGCTTTTCTGGAAAAGAGATTTACTGGAGAGATAATTCCGGCAGATAACGCACATACTACACTTCCACCGAAGCTCTCCATACCGCAGCAAATTGAGCATATGAAAAAGAAGGGTATTTCCTTCGAGCTTTACAAAGAAACCTCTGCGCGGACTTTCCTTGCCGAGCATAACTATTATTTCAAGCTGAAGGCATATGCCCATAACTTTGACAGATATAAGGACCCGGAAAAGGACAACCGCTATATCAATTTGGATTTTGCCCATCTGGTCGATCTTTCAAAAATCGATGCAGAGTTCAGAAAAATCATCCTGAGTATGTGCTTAGATTTGGAGCATTACTTGAAAGTGCGGATGCTCAACCACTGCACAATGGTTGATGAAAATGGCTATGATATAGTTAACAAGCTGTTTGCAATGCAGCCGACTTTGCAGGAGGAGATTGAGCAGAAGATCAACACTTCCACCTGCCACCAAATCGTCGCCAAGCGAAAAGATGCTTGGGCTATTTGGAGTGTCGTAGAACTCATTTCCTTCGGCCCCTTCATTGACCTTTACAATCTCTTTTATTCAGAGAATAAGTTTGATGATGACTGCCGGGGATATCTGTATTCCATAAAGATGATCCGTAACGCAGCAGCCCATAACAACTGCTTGCTTAACCAAATGCGGGCTCCCTATTCTCGCACGATTTCTCCTTCCTATGAACTGAGAAATACTATCAACAAAATTTCCAGCTACAAGGCAGAGAAGGTAACTCAGCAGTTGCAAAACCCGACCACCCACGATTTTTTGGCACTGTTGCTCGTATATTGCAAGATTGTCCCGGAATCTTCTCGCAAAAAGGGCCTTGATGCCGTGAAAGCTCTGTTCAATGAAAGAATGGTGGAGCATAAGGATTATTACGCAAAACAGCAGGGTTTAATTAGCACTTATCGCTTTGTAACGGAGATCCTGAACAAATTATCCTAAAATTGGGGGTTGACTTTTCGGATCCGCGCGCATATACTATTAGCGTAGAACAAAAACCACCTAGTGGTTTTATTGGGACCGGTGCCTGTCTCCGGTTCCTTTTTTTCTATCTTTTTACATACGAATTGCGGTATGCGTTTGCGGATGCATACTTAAGAGAGTCGGAGCAATCCGGCTCTCTTTCATATATACGACAATAGGCACTCCCAGTGACGGGAGTGCCCTTGGTATTTATTGGGGGATCTTGATTGCGCCGATAGCAGTATCGTGCAGCTTGTAAATATTCCTAGTGCTGTACTGCATATCAACTGCAATCTGCTCCCAGGTTTTGAAGCACAAATACCGCAACTCCAAAAGAGTCTGCAATTCCGGATCGGTAACTGCTTTAATAACCGTGACCATTTCACGCTTCAAATCCACCAGCTTGTCGATATCGGCATTGATCTCATTTTCCAGATCCACGATCTTGCCGATAATATCCTGCATTTTATAGACATTTCGGCTGCCACCACCGGGCATATCGCTCATTGTGGCGGTGGCCTTTGTTGTCAGCTCCCGGAGGGAAAGAACCTGCTCCAGCTTGCTGTTGATCCGCTGATCCAGGCGGTATGCCTGCCCTAAGTACTCTTTAGCCGTCATTATGTGCTTCCTCCTTTGCGGGGTTTTCTGCGGTATTTTTATCTAACCTGTACGCAGCCTGTTTTCGCAGCCTGCGGTTTTGGCGACGAATTGCTTTTCTGCGATCACTACGCTCTTTACGGATAATGTTGCTCATAGCAGCCCCGGCAGTAGGATCGGAATAGCCCTCGTTATTACGCCATATTCCATAGCTCATTTCTTAGCCTCCAATTCTGATGCTTCAATATACAGCCCACAGGGATCGTCTGCCCAACGCTTCTCAACGTATTCGCAGACGACCTGGGCATCGTCCTTCCAAAAGCCACATCTGGTCATACAGTCCTTCAGCAGTTTTTGGAGATTATCGGTATCCGGCTTGGTAACCCGCCATTCGCCGTTGCGATGAGACTTGCCTTTAGGGAATAGCCATATCACTCGCAGGGAGACGGGTCCTACCATCGGTTTTTCCGGCTTGTGAACGGCAAGGTGGGCTGACAACGCATTTCTTGCCTCCTTCACTTCCGGGGGATCGTATAATATCGGCCTATTTTTCACGACTCGAATTTTCTTCATCTGTGCCGTGGAAGTAGGCGGGTTCATAGCAATAAAGAAATTCATTTTTCGTCCTTTCCGGTTTTGAGAAAACCGCACATTCCTCTTGTTCTCTTGTGGGGAAGGGCAGGCTTTCAGCCCTTCCCACACGAGGAACACACGAAGGAAACGAAGTTTACTTTTATAAGCCCGTTTTGCCTTTCCTGCGGAAAAGCGGTAAATTTTCCGTTTTAAGCGTTTTCGCCCACACGGCCTACGATGCCACCTTTCACCCAAAAAACATCCTTCATTTCGTTGAGCCGATCCCGCATACAGCGGTTGGTGACTTCGATATACTCAGCCATTGCTTGGACGGTAACAGGTGGATTGATGGAACAGGCTTGATATGCGGATTCCACGGAACTGCGCCGTTCTTCTGCGGTGGTATATTTCTTGCTCTT